ATAATAAAGCAATAGAGGCTACCTTCATACCACCCTTACGCAATTCACGACTAAGTTTGAGTCTCTCACAGTTAGCATCAATCACAGTAGTACCAAATGATAATCCAATCACATTTGATTGAACACCGCCACTAACACCACTAACACATACATCAGAATTACTTACTGAGATACTTGGAGCTTTAGCACCACCTACAGGTTGGTTCTTATGGTCAACCGTAGAGGCGCTTGTGTTGTTTGAGCTAGAATTAACAGTTGAGTTTGATGTAGTAGTGGTTGTATAGGTGTTATCCGCACTATAGGAATTAACACTTATTATAGATAGAGCGATTAACGCAAACGCTAGCTTGATGTTCATTACCTACCCTTTGCCAAAGATGAACCGAAGTACATTTCTACAATAAGTGATGTCCACTCAAAGATTTCATCGTACTTAATTAGCCCACTTACCATCTCATATTCAATAGTATCAGAGGTAATATTAAATCCAAGGAAACTAAATCCCTCAGTTACGATAGGCACTGCCGTCTGTATGTTAAACATTAGCGGTGCTGTGACATAGATAACAATCAAGGCAAGCATCACCCAAATGATTAATCGTCTGTTTAAGGCAGCCATAGGGCTTTCTTTATTAGATTGGTCTCTAGCGGCTTGAATAGATTGAGACCTAGCAGCAAACGCATCTAGCATTTGTGACTGTTGTTCTGCTTTAGCTTGTTGATTAAGAGCAAACAACTTCATTAAGAAGCCACCTAAGATAGGTGCTATGCTTGTTAATAGACTAATCACAAGACTTTAGCCAAGCATCTAACTTGAGCATTATTCGGTTACACATCAACTTAACCTTATTAATAGCAGTCACCTTTAAGTATCTACCTCTACTGTCTCTAGTCTTTTGGTCTGTTCTAGCCATGGTCTATCCTCATGTGTTTCCATATTTGGTCAATCTTTTTAGACTGAGCGTCTAGCATTTTCTCAATCTTTTCAGTCGTGTGAAGAAACTCATCACGATGTATAAAGTCTTTATGTAAGCCTATCTGACAGCTAGTCATATTATGCTCTAAGTCTTTAATATCTTTCATTATTGTTTTAACAATTCCACCTGTTATAGCTGAAAGTACACTGACAAATGCCAATATTATGTCTGATAACTCCATTTTAATCCTTAATTATTTTTTTATAAAAATATCAAAAAGCAAATGAACTCTGTCTGTTTCGCCTTTATTTGAAACTTTATGCAAGCGTTTGTTGTCTATTTCATAAGCCTTTCCAACTTCCATAATACACCGCTGACCACCAATAATAAAATATACGTCATCGTTGGTAGTCAATGGAACATGTATTCTATGACTGACATTAAATCCATAAGCACAGTCAATATGTTCATCTATTGACATTCCTGGTCCTAATTTAGGAATTAAACACTTATTAATAAAGGCTTTATCGCCATTATCATAAACAGAAAGAACTTGCTCAATTACAGGCTCTACTAAGTCTTTCCACTTATTCCAAGTGTCGTCAAAAGTAGTTGTTACATCAGGTCTGTCGCCTGATTTTAATTGACCACTATTAAGTTTAAATAAAATAGTTGTTGTCTCTTTTGACTCAGGAAAAGTTTCTTGTCTAAATTTATTAGCAGTCCAATCTTCATCAGTAGCTTTTAATACTGCATTTCTTAAATCAGCAATAGCTACATTTTGTAAGATAGTTTTACATGGTACATCTAAACGCATAATTTTTATTAATTATTATGAAGCATTGGCTATGTCATCTTCATGACCATCCAACCAAGGCTTTGGTTCTGTCAAGATTACTTCTTTCTTGCTTTTTTCGCTCACACACGTTACCGAGTCTTCATCTTTCGAATACTCCTGAATACTTTGAGTAGGTGGTTGTGCTAACATTGTTAGTCCTGCCAAACTTTTTTCAGGCATGTGAAAATCTTTAAAAGTAACTTTCATTGTTGGACAAACAATATCTTCAACTCTATAGCCATCCCTAATAGGGTGAATGCAATATCCTAATGTTTTATCTGTTAAAGCCTCAAAAGAGTGCATTTTATCTTTAGGAACAAAAATAACTTGTGGAGCGTGAAAATCCGTAGGCTCGTCTATACCTTCAGTAATAACTCTTATAGAGCCAACAGCTAACAAATGTTGGTGGTCAAAGGTATGTTTATGACCTTCCATAATGTCACCCTTTTTATCCATTTCGACCTCTCTTATCCAAAGATTAGAGACAATACTTATTTTTTCTTTCATGAAAAAACGCTTTCAGACCATGATAATGTAATTTCACCTGAAGTATCATGTTCCATGTAATCTTCTAAATTAGGGTAATCAAAAGTTCCGTCTGTTTCTGTTACCTCTAATGCCGCTTCCGTAGCTTCCGCAAATTCTTGCTGTTTTGCATTAGTCATATATCTTATTTTAACCTTAACAACCGAATCGCCTAAAGCCTCTTGGTCTATATCCATTGTACAAAATTCATAGTCTATCAAATCATTATCGTCGGCATCTACTGTCGATTTATAATGTAAGTAATCTCCACAGTTTGCGCCATTACCATGAATGACATTTGGTCCTGATACTAATTCAACAGTATGTACTATATTTTGAACTAGAGTTTTATCAAAACCGCCTAACTTTATCTCTAACGTGTCCTTGGCAGTAAAAATATCGCCTTTTATTCTTCTTGTTTGTACTAACATAAATAATCCTTATTTAACTAATTTGACTTGTGTTGCCTGATGTAGCGCTACCTGCTGAACCTTGAGCAGAACCATTACTTCCACCTGCGCCACCTGAACCGAGGTTAGAATATTGATAGTCAGCCGGTTGGTGAGGCCACCCACCTCGTTTCCAACCTGCCTGTCCTTGCTGACCACTTGTGGCAATCGTGCCACCTTGACCACCGTGACCTCCTGATGATTGATTATTACCACCATTTCCTTTATTTCCTGCCGCACTTGTATAGCCTCTTTGACCTGACTGACCGCTTGCGCCATTTCCATATCCTCTATACCCGCCTGCTGGTGTTCCCGTTCCGCGTCCACCGCCACCGCCACCACCGCCTAGATACCACGACTGATAACAAGACTCGAAGTAACCGCCACCGCCACCACCGCCACCACCACCACCTGCATATAAGGTTTTAGCGCCATTTGAGCCACCTGTTCTAGTTCCTACTGTATCAAATATTACTGATAAATTATTGTCGGCTGTTTGTGAATGTTCAAATGCGTTGCCACCATTATTAGCAGATTCTGCTGAACCTGTACCATTTGAACCTGCCTGACCTGATACACCATGCCTGTTATTGTAAGAGGTTGCCTGACCACCTCTTCCCGCGTTTCCACCATTTCCTGAAGACCAACCCACTGTATTAGTACCTGATGACCCTACTATAGAACCGTTATTAGTAATATTTATTGTAGTGCCTGCAGACCAACCTGTACCTGTGTACATAGCAGGATTACTTGTCGAAGTAGAACCTACAGTAACACCTGCATTAATAGTCAGAATAACAGGAGTTGATTTATCACCACCTGCTGCAATTGCAGCAGCACCAATGTCATAGTTATTAACATTAGATGAGACAGTTAATACAGTTGCTGCTACAGCACCATAGTGACTTCCAAAATTGATTGCGCCTGATGTAGAAATACCAGGGTTAGCACCTGCGGGAACATAAGTACCACCGCCATAATATTCACTTAATGAGTGAGGAGCAACACCACCAAATTCGCCTACAATATCTGTAGTGATTGATAGTGCGCCTGAACCTTTAACTGCCATACACTACTCCTTAAATTGTACCAAACGCTGTAACATCTCCTGCAACGGTAAAGTTGCCTGAAGCATCTAATTTAGCTTTATTAGTTCCGCCTGTAGCAAATAGCAATACACCACTAGCTTCTGTAACAGTCCAATTACCTAAATCAACTGTAGTTGAATTTAATGTAGTAATTGTTCCTGATGATAGTGTTCCACCTGTAGCTAACTTAGCGTCTAGCTGAGTCTGAATTAATGATGTAACACCATCTACGTAGTTTAATTCCGCAGGTGTTGCTGTTACAATAGTTCCATCAATCTCTAAGTCTGTTAAGTCAGGAGAAATCTGCGCTCCACCGTCTAACAAGTTATCAATCGTGTCTAAATTAGTATTTAGTTTAGTACCCCATGTATCTGCTGATGCACCTACTTCAGGTTTAGTCAGGCTATACGTTGTAGTTGTAGTATCTGCCATAGTATTATCCTATATTAAAATTTGCCTTGCCAAACCCTTAGTTTATCAAAGTCGCCACTGAGTAGCATTTTTTTAACGACATCTTTTCGTGCTTCGATGTCATCCCACTTTACGCCTAGTTTATCACAGACTTGCCTTAGTAGGTGAATAGGTATTGAACCTGCTAATCTACTCTCTCCGTCTTGTCCTAAACCACGTTTTTTAATCTCAGCAACACGGTCTAAGTAAGGTTGGTTTGAATAGACACTCTCAACGACAATCTTTTGGCTTTGCTCGTCAATATGAACCTTCTCACTTATCTTCATTTTTTAACCTTTGTTGCTTTCTTTGTTACTTTCTTTTCAGCAATAACTTTAAGTCTAAAGTCACGACCTGCTTCTTTATCTATTTTCTTAACAATATCGACCTCTGTCTTTGATGCGGTAACGATTTCGC